AGATTTTGGATTTAGCAATGATGAATCAGCAGCTACTTTAATTTTTAAGAAAAATGATAAGTTGTTTATTCACGAATTACTTTACAAAAAAGGAATGACAAATTCCGATTTAGTAGAATATTTTAAAAAGTTAGGTTATGAAGATGTTTTGTTTTATGCAGATGCAGCCGAACCAAAATCTATTGAACAAATAAAACGAGATGGATTATTAATTAAACCAGCAATTAAAGGACAGGGTTCTATAAATGCAGGAATTAGCTTACTTAAAGAATTTGATATTTATGTAAGCAAAGAATCAAAAAATATAATTAAAGAATATAATAATTATTACTGGGAAGAACTTAAAGATGGTACAATTGTTAACAAGCCAAAAGACAAGTTTAATCACGCTATGGATAGCATTCGTTATGGCGTTTATTCTCAATATGGAAAGAAGCAAAACTTCTTTGTAATTTAATTATTATTTTTGTAAAATAAAATAAATGTATAGATGGCATCAATACTAGATAGATTTAGAAATTTTGTTTCTAAAAACGCACAACAAACTAATGTAAACTTTAACAAAGCGATATATAATTTCCTTGGGGATTCTATTGTTTGGAACCCAGAGAATGACGACACTTATATAAATAAGGGGTATCGTTTCAACTCAACAATTTATTCGATTGTTAATTTAATTACAAAAACAGCTTCAACTATTCCTTTTATGGTTTATGAGGTAAAAAATGAAAATGAGTTAAAGAGATACAAGTCAATGACAAGTGGAAACTTTAATTCAAATGCAATGTTGCAATCAAAAATATTACAAAAGAAGGCACTTGTTGAAGTTGAAGATACAGAATTACACGAGCTATTAAACAGACCTAATCCTGCGCAATCTTACAATGCTTGGCTTCAAGAAGTTGTAGCGTTTGGTAAATTAACAGGTAACAGATACATCTATGGTATTTCTCCAGAATCAGGACCAAATCAAAATAAATACTCTGAACTTTATGTATTGCCATCTCAAAGCGTAGAGATAAACAGTGGGGGAATATTTGACCCAATTAAATACTATACTCTTGATTATAATGGCGAATATAAAATTGATGCTGATTCTGTTTGTCATATAAAAGACTTTAACCCATATTACGATGGCACTGGTTCCCACCTTTACGGAATGTCGCCACTTAAAGCAGGTTTAAGAAGTTTAGATGCTAACAATGAAGCGTTAACTACTGGAGTAAGATATTTACAAAATCAAACAGCAAGAGGTGTTTTAATGAGTGATGAGGGTGATTTAAACGAAGTACAAGCAAGACAACTAAAAGATAAGTTTAGACAACAATATCAAGGAGCTAATAATGCAGGTGATGTAATTATTACACCTAAAAAATTATCTTGGGTTAACTTTGGGTTAAATGCTTCAGATTTATCTCTTATTGAACAATATAATGCAAGTATTAAAGATTTATGTAACATTTACAACGTGCCTGTTCAATTACTTAATAATACTGATTCATCTACATACAACAATGTAAATGAGGCAAAAAAATCTCTTTATGTTAATTCTGTAATACCAGAGCTAAATAAAATTAAAGATGAACTAAACAGATGGTTAACTCCTCAATATGGAGAAAAACTATATATTGACTTTGATTATACAAACATTCCAGAGCTTCAAGAAGAAATGGATAAAGTGGTAAATCAAATGACTCAAGCTTGGTGGTTAACTCCAAATGAAAAAAGAGCAGCAATGAGTTATGGTGCTGATGAAGATACTCAAGAGATGAATGATTATTACATTCCTTCTACTTTTTTGCCATTAGATAATCAAGATTTAGTTATTCCAGAAGAACCTAAAAGCGTTGATATTGATTTTAGTTCTTTGTTTAAAGAAGAAAAGGAAGAAGTTGTAAATAAAGAGACAAAACAAAAAACCTATAATGACTATCCACAAGGTGCCACTAATAATGCAAGAAGAATGTTAGAATGGAGAGAGAAATACGGCAGAGATGTTGTAAAGGGAGGAACTAGAGTTGGCTGGGAAAGAGCTAATCAATTAGCAAGTCGTGAATCATTGTCTTTAGATACTGTCAAAAGAATCAATAGTTTTTTAGCAAGACACGAGGATAATGCTAAAATATCTGAAGAATATAAGAACGAGCCTTGGAGAGACAATGGCTATGTAGCTTATAATCTTTGGGGTGGTAAATCAATGGTTTCTTGGGCTAGACGAATTTCAGACAATGAGGAATCGAATAATTAAACAAGTCAAAAAGGATTGGCAAAAAAACTTTGAGAATCAGCTTGATATTGCAGAAAGAAAAGAAATATCAAAAGTTGCTAGGTATTTTCGTTCGGAATACTACAAAGGCATAGACGATTATTTATCTACTAAAAAAATCTCTACTTACGATGGTTTGTTTAAAGAATTGGATATTACAAATATTTACAACAATATTTATGTAAACATAGGACTTCGATTTACAAAATGGTATCAAAAAAACTTTGAAAAGCTAATTGACAAGCAAACTACAGACGAAACAATATGGGCGCAAAAATATTCTTACATAGCAAGTAAAATTGCTGCCGAAAGAGTTGTTAGTGTTTCTGGAAACAGAAGAAAAGAATTAAAGAATGTTTTACAAAGACTTGTAAAGAATCCTGAATTTAATGCTCTTAATGAAAGACAAGCTCAAAGGATATTAAGACAAAAATTTAATAATTTATCAAAAACAAATGCTCAACGTATAATTAGAACTGAATCAACTTTAGCTGCTAATTATGCAACACAACAAACAGCCATTGATACTTTTGGACTTAACAATCTTCAAAAAGAATGGTTTGCGGCTTTAGATTCAAGAACAAGACCTGACCACGCTGCTGCAAATGGACAAATCGTTGACCAAAAAGATTATTTTAGAGTTGGAGGAGAAGAACTAATGATGCCTGGTGATTCAAATGCTTCAGCTGCTAATGTAATAAACTGCAGATGCTCAAGTGCTTCCTTTCCAAAAGAAGAACCTGAAACTGTTCAAGGCAATCTACTTGAAGGATTAGCTTATACTTATATAGCTGGAGAAGTCGCTCAAGAAGTATTAGAATAATATTTTATAAATTTGTACTATGGAAAAAATGATATTTAAACAAACTCAACTCGGTGATTTAATCGATGCTGATGAAAAAGCTGGAATCGTAAAAGGATATGGTTCTGTATTTGGTAACGTAGATAGTGATGGTGACATCATTAATCGTGGCGCCTATAAAAAAACAATTGAAGAAAACGGAAGTAGAGTTAAATATCTTTATCAGCACGATATGGATAAACCTCTAGGTAAAATTGTAAATCTTGGAGAAGATGACAAAGGTTTATATTTTGAAGCTGAAATCCCTAAAACAACTCTTGGGAAAGATGTAATCGAACTTATGAAAGCAGGAGTTATAACAGAAAATAGTGTTGGTATTTTGCCAATACAAAAAGATAACAGCGGTGAATACAGACAAATTAATGAAGTTAAACTTTATGAAATTAGTGCTGTAACACTTGCTGCAAATGACCAAGCAATACTTTTAGATGTCAAAGGGAACTATGACAGTGAGAAAGTATTAAAGAGATATGACAATCTTGTTAAGGTTATTAGAAAAGGACAAATTTCAGATGATTTGGGTTATGCCATTGAATCGGAGCTTGTAAAACTAAAATCAATTTTTGCATCATTACTCACTTTGCCGACACAAATAGAAGTCACAGAGCCGAGAGAAGTTAAAAAAGATGATAGTGAAATCTATAATTATTTAATCAATAAATTAAAATAAAATGAACGAAGAAATCAAAAAAGAGTTAGACCAAATCGGAGATATAGTCGACTCAAAAATTGAAAAAGCATTCGGTCAAGCTAAAGATAACGCTAAAGGAGAAATCGAAACTTCATTAAAAAGTGAGATTGATAACTTAAGCAAAGAGTTTTTAGCGAAACACGATGATGCTACAAAAAGGATGGATTCATTTGAAGTTGCTCAAAAGAAAGCAGTTTCATCTAGCCAACCAACTAACTTTAAAAGTTCTTTAATCAAAAGCATTAACGATGGTGCAATTGAGAGCTTATTAAAAGGTAACTCAAATGCTGCAAAGTTTGAGATGAAAGCAGGGGATATGACTATGGCAAACGCTTATTCTGGCGTTGTTGCTGGAGAAACAGTAATCCCAGACTTCAAGTTTGACCCATCAAGAAGTGTACACATTAGAAACTTAATTCCTAATGGAAGCACAGATGCACAAACGATTAGATTCCCAAAAGAGTCAGCTTATGATGACGGAGCAGCTGCTACGGCTCAAGGTTCAGCTCTTGGACAGTCTGATTTTGACATTACTGCAACTTCAGTAAACGTTGAAAAAATTGGTACTTTTATGAGAATAACAGAAGAAATGTTAGCTGATACACCACAATTATCATCTTATCTTTCTGCTAGAGTTCCTGGTAAAGTTTTATCAATTGAGGATAACGAAATCCTAAACGGAGATGGTTCATCGCCAAATCTTGATGGATTATTTACTGATGGTGCTGCATTTGACACAACTTCAAATGGAGCATTCTACCAGTCTGTAGAATCTGCAAATGAGTATGATGTTCTTGTAGCTGCTTGTAACCAGTTAGCATTAGCTAACTATACTGGAAGTGCAATTTTAGTTAACCCAACTGATATGCACAAAATCGCATTATTAAAGGCGACTACTAACGAGTATTTAAGAAACCAAATTTACTCTGGTTTAGTACCAACTATTATGGGAATTCCTGTTACTGCTAACACAGCTGTAACTGCAGGTAAATTCCTAGTAGGTGATTTAAACCAAGCGACACAACTTTGGATTAGAGATAACCTTTCTGTTGAATTCTCAAGAGAAGACTCTACTAACTTCAGAGATGGATTCGTAACTGTAAAAGTTTCAGAAAGAATCGCGTTAACTAACTACCAACCAAATGCAATTGTACAAGGAACGTTTAGCACAGCTAAAACAGCACTTGAAACTGCATAAGTAATCGAGTAGTATATTAATTAAAGGGGCTTTATGCCCCTTTTTTTATATTACTTGCCAAAGTTTCTTATCATTCAAACCATTTCTAGCTTGTTTATATTCATAAGAGTTGGGCTTTGGACCCCTTACTTCTATGAAATCACCTTTATTAAGGATTTTATCTAGTTCTTTTAAATTTACTTTTCTCATACCCCAAACATATAATAATAAATCCAAAACACAAAATAAATTAAAAAAAAGTAAATATATTTTGTTATTTAAAAAATAGTTTGTATATTAGCTTCATAATTAAAAACAAAAACAATGCAAAATAAAATGACAAATACAGAATTAAAAGATTTAGTAAAAGATTTATGGTCTTTGCCTGAATATCAAAGAAAACAATTGGCTATTATGTTAATGGGTACAACTCTAAATGAAGAACCATTTAACGATTGTAAAAGAATATTAAAAAGTATTTAAAACAACACAGATGCTGATAACCCGTAGTAAAACCAAAACACTAAAACCGATATCAACAATGGATTATTATCCTAGTGAGGAATTTAGTAAGTCAAGTTTGAAAGGGCAGCATCTTTTTAAAAATAAAACTATGAAAACAAAAGAGATGATTAAATGGGCTTTTATTACTTATACAGTAATATTTATCATATTAGGAATTATAGGAACACTAACTTATTATTTACCATAATGAAAACAATATATAAAGCAACACAACAAGATATAAATATGCCAGTAGATAAAGTATGGCAAAAAAGATTTATAAAGTATGTTTGCTGGGGATTGCCTCAATTTACATTTTGGACGATAATGCTAACACACTTTTTATTTTATGTCATTAGGGGAAATTAAAAAAGATTTAAATAAATTACACCATAA